TTTCCATGCTTTACCAACTTCAGTTGATGCAACAGACGAAATAACAATGGAGTTTGTAGGACCAGCAGTAACATAATAATTAATTTAGCGGGAGGGGAAACCCTCCCTCTTTTAACCAGGAAATAGAATGACAGAACAAGAAAACAAATCAGTATCACTAGCGAGTTTATTAACTCCAAGCAAAACAGTTTCAGTAGACTATCCTAGCATGGCTGGATTTTCTGTTGACCTTTGCTATCTAGCAAGGGAAGAATTACTAAAACTAAGAAGTCGTTGTCTTTCACAAAAGTTTAATCGTAAAACAAGAGCGTTTGATGAACAACTCGATGAAGATAAGTTTTTAGTAGAGTACGTAAAAGCTGTAATCAAAGGATGGAAAGGCTTAAAATATTCTTACCTCGAAGAGCTTCTATTGGTGGACATTAGTAGTCTTGATCCCGATGATGAACTTGAATTTACTCACGAAAATGCTGAAACATTGATGAAGAATGCAGCTGATTTTGATTCGTGGGTTACCGAAGTAACAGGTGATCTTGAAAATTTTACGAGGACCAAGTAGAACAAGTACTTGGTCTTTTAGACAAACAGTATAGAGAGGGGCAGCTTCCTTTAGACACTTATTTAGATATATGTGAACAAAAAGGAATTGATCCTGACCCTAATGAAATGCCACCAACTATGGGAGATTTTCCTCCTGAAGTTCAGGTGGCTTTTTTATTGCACGACCTTTTACCAGATAGATGGGATGGTATGAGTGGTTCATATTTTGGAAAAGATATGTCTCCACTTGGTACATTACTCAACGTATATGAAGTAGAAGATAAAAGAAATACAATCTTTTGGATAAAACAAATTGAAGCCCGAAATAGTGAAACTATAAATAAAAAATTACAAAGAAAACGCAAAGCCGCAGAAAGTAAAGCTAAAGCAGGCAAGGGTGGAATTAATTCCTCAAATATACCAAAATAAATGGCAAAGATAAAAGGTGGAACAGTTGTACTAAAAGTCGGTGACGACGGTACTTTACGACTATACGAACAAAAAACCAAAAAAGCAAAGCAAGCCGTTGACAAACTAGGCACTTCTGCGCACACAGCCGATCGTAGACTAAAAGGAGCTGCTCAAGCTTCTTCTGGCGGTTCAAAAAACTTTTCAAAAATGGCACAAGGTATCAATGGAGGATTAGTTCCTGCATATGCTACTCTTGCTGCATCACTATTTGCTATTGGAGCTTTATTCAGAGGTTTAGAAGAAGCAGCAAATATTAAAAATCAAACAAAAGGAATGGAAATTTTTGGCGAAGCCACAGGTATTGCTATGAAAGGCATTGTAGCAGATTTAAGAGCCGCAACTGGTGGTATGCTAGATTTTCGTACCGCAGCTCAGCAAGCACAAATAGCAACTGCAGCAGGATTCAGTGGTGATCAAATTATGGAACTTGGTAAAGGAGCAAAACTTGCATCCGTGGCTTTAGGAAGAGATTTAACAGACTCTTTTAATCGTCTTTTACGAGGTGTAACAAAAGCGGAACCAGAACTATTAGATGAATTAGGTATCATACTAAGAATAGACGATGCTACACGAAAATATGCTCAAGCAAATGATTTAGTTGCTTCAAAACTTACAATTAGTCAGCGAAGAGCTGCTGTATTTGAAGAAGTAAGTCGACAGCTTGCAAATAATTTTGGTGCTTTTGAAGAAGGTGCAGACGGTGCTTTAAACTCCTTTTCTAAACTACAAGTGGCTTTCTCAGATATTTTAAAAGGATTAACAGCTTTTATTGGACCTCTCGAATCTGTCGCTGAATTTTTAGCACAAAATACAGGAGCAGCAGCTTTACTATTTGCTGGATTTGCTTCGTCAATAATGAAGTCAGCTTTTCCAGCTCTAAATAATTTACAGGCTGCTTTACTGGCATATAAAGCAAAATCAGAAAGTGCACTAAGAGCAGAAAAAGTTAAATTTACACAATATGGGTTGATGTTCAAAAAGAATGCAGCAGAAGCAAATATGGCTGAATTAAAGAAAAGTGCTACATTTAGAAAATTCTTAAAGAAAAGAGGAATGGATGAGGAAGCGTTTAATGCAAAAAGTTTAGTTAATCAAAGAAGATCAATTTCTCTTATGATTGCAAATCTTCAAAAAAGAGCAGCTGCAGGCAAAGCTATAAATGATGCTGAATTAGCCTACTTTATTAAAACTCGAAATCAAATGGTAGGAGTGCAAGCAGGCATCGGAGCAAAATTAGTAGGAATAGCAGGAGCTACTGGAGCAGCATTAGGAGCCGCAATAACCGTACCCGCACTATTAGCAAGGCTTGGTCTTGCCAAGCTAGGAGCAGCAGCTTTAGCACTTGGACCTATATTTGCAACCTTAGGAGCTATAATTAGTGGTGCGTTCACAATTTTTACAGTAGGATTTCTTGCTAAATTTTTATATGATATACTCTTTGTAACAAAGGAAGAAAAAGAAGAAAGAGCAAAAATATTAGAAATATTAAAAACAACAGAATTAAAATTACAAGAAATTAATAGAATTGGTAGCAAATTATTTGCCTCCGCTACAGAGGAAGCAATAGACAATGTAGATAAGTTAAATAATAGATTATTAGCAACTTACAACTTAATACAAGGACTATCGGGAAGAACCTCATTAGAGAAGACAATTGGAGACAAACAATTTATTCGTGAAGAAAGCGATGCAGCAGCAATAGCAAGTGTATTCATGCAAAGATTCGCAGCATTAGGTTCACTAGGAGGAGCAGATGATTTACGAGCTGTTTTAGCTGCCGCAAATGAACAATTAGGTCCTGAATATATGCGAGGATTTATAAGTGATTTAAACTTTTTTATGAAGAAGTACCAAGAAGGCGGAGTACTCACGGAGGATGGACAAACGGTTTTAATGGAAAACTTAACTAAGGCTATTCTCAATATGAATACTCAAGAAGTTTTTGCCTTTTTTGATTCTTTAAAACAAAGAACCGATCAATTAGCTACACCAGGAGAAGGATTATATAACGTATCAGAAGCAGCCAAAGAAGTAAAAGATTCTTTAGCTGTTATGATGGACGGATACAAACCTACTTCTTTTGATACTCTATCTTCTTCATTACAAAAATTACAAACCAATTTTTCTGATGCAATGGCTAAGGGAGCAAAAGGAAACTATGCGGCAGTACTCAAGAAACAACTAGGATTATCTTTTGAATCCGATCAACAAGCACTTGATTTCGTACTAGAAAGAGCTGCTGCAGTAGAAACAATAATTGCAAGGAATGCACAAGTTTTAGATGTAAAAAATAAAATAGAAACAAAAGTTGCAGGACTAGGCTCTAGAAAAGATGCTTTTGCAGACTTAGAAAAGAAAAGACTTAAAGAGCTTGATCTTGCAAATAAAGTAGGGGAAATTCAAAATAATATAAGAAAGGAACAAGAAGTATTAAATTTACTAGGCAGAGATGCAACCGAAATAGAGGAGAGAAAATTAAGAGGTCTTGAAAGGCAACTACTAGTAATTCAAGCACAAGAAAAAGAATATAAAAGAGCCAATACAATTGCAGGACAATTACAAGATACTTTCCAAGACGGATTAGATGATATGTTCTTAAGTATAATAAATGGAACAGCTTCTGCAAAAGATGCTTTTAAACAATTAGCTGTAGTAGTAATTCAAGAAATGCAAAGAATACTTGCAGTAAGAATGGCAAGTCAGATTATTGGAATGATGACAGGAATGTTTGGATCGGGACTACCTGATACTTCAGGTCCCGGGCCACATATGAGCCCTGTAGATACTAGTGCAACAACAAATCCTTTTGGAAGTACTTTACCTTCAACAGGTAATACAGGTCCCTTTGGTAGATATGGTGGAGTATATGGAAAAGGATATAATACTGGTGGAATAGCAGATGGCCCTCAGTCAGGATATAATGTAATTATGCATGGCAGAGAAGCAATCGTACCTCTACCTGATGGAGATAAAATTCCCGTTCAATTATCAGGAAAAGGAATGGGCCCAACAAATACTACTATTAATGTAGTTGTAAATAACGAAGGGGAAGCAGAAGCTACAGTAGAGGAATCTACAGCATTTGCAGAGGCAGTTCAATTATCTGTAATGCAAACAATCGCAGAGCAACAAAGACCGGGCGGATTACTAAATCCCGGAGGATAAGAGATTATGGCAATAGGATTTAATACAACATCAGATCACGGAAGCAGACAAATTGTTCCCGATAAAGGTCTTAGCTCAAAAGAAACACCAAGAGTTCTTATGGCATCTTTTGGAGATGGGTACGAGCAACGAATTGCAAATGGAATCAATGCATTAGAACAAACTTTTTCTTTAAGTTTTAAAACTAGACCAAAAGAAGAAATAGATGATATAATTGCTTTTTTTGTTGCGAAGAAAGGCGTGACTGCTTTTGATTATGTTGTTTCAGACAGTAATGCAGGAGGCTCTGAAACAACTTATAAAGTTGTATGTAGTGATTGGGTAAAATCATATGCTTATGATAATTTTTATTCTGCAACAGCAACTTTTAGAAGAGTGTATGAAGCATGACAGACCTTATTGTTAAAGACGTACAAAAACAAGATCCTGGTTCAGCTTTAGTAGAACTTTTTGAACTTGAATTAGATAGTAGTAATACTGTATACTTTCACTCAGGTGTAGAAGAAGATTTATCAACTGTACAATTTAGAGAAGAAGGTGGAACAATACGTACTTACACAGTTCTTCCCTTGCAAGCAAAAGGTTTTAAATCTGATCCTTCAGCAACTTCTGCAAGGCCGACCATTACTTTTGCAAATGTATCAGATACTTTTAAAACATCAATATCAGATTATGATCTTTTATTAGGAGCAACACTTACACGAAGAACAACTTTACAAAAATATTTAGTTGGAGAAAGTGGAGATAGTACCCCTCCAGTAGAGTTTCCAAAACAAATCTATATATTCGATAGAATATCAGCACAAAGTAAAACAGCAGTAACTTTTGAGTGTGCTACTCCTTATGATTTACAAGGAGTAACTTTACCAAAAAGACAAGTTATAGCAAATGCATGTCCGTGGCTTTATCAAGGAGCAGATCATACATTAGATGAATATGAGAAAATTGGAGCATGTAGCTGGAATAGGGAAAGCAAGTATAAACCCGCATATAAAACTACATTAAATGGGGGAACCGAATATATTGCTCTTGCAACTTTAGACGATGAATATGTTGTTCCTGGTACAGGTGAGACAGGTGCCGTAACTTTTTCTTCTACAGTCAGTAGTTTGACAGCAAATAATTATTATACTACAAACACGACTTTAGGCGGAACAGTAAGAAGATTAAAAAAAGATGGAAGTATTGATACAAGTGTAGACGGAAACACAGTTCCAAACTATTGGCAAGCAATTACTTCTTCTGCTACTCCTGGAACTATAACTGATGGAAATGCACTTGTAAAAAGAGTACGAATATGGGATACTTATAATGCTTCAACAACTTACTATGCATATACAGATGATAGATACAATGATTTTGTTAGATATACTTCTGGTGGATTAACAAAACTATGGAAAGCAAAAAGAACATCTGTAGGTCAAACTCCAGGATTTGGAGAATATTGGGAGCCAGGAGATGTTTGTTCAAAAACTCTTACAGGTTGTAAGATGAGATATGGATTTGACCCTATCTCTGTTGGAACAGCTAGTTCAACAGGAAAAGGAAAACCTAGCACAGAGGTAGTACTACCTTTCGGAGGATTCCCAGGTTCTAGAAAATTCTCTTAATGAAATTTTTAGACGAAATGTACAAGGCAGCTGAAGAATCTGCCCCCAGGGAAATGTGCGGACTTGTAGTTCGACAAAATGACACAGAAAAATGGATTTTGTGTGAAAATATTTCCGAAGATAAAGATGACTTTGAAATTGACCCAAAGGTTTTCGTTCAATATCAACTCACTTCGAAAATATTATATGTAGTGCATAGTCATTACGACCAAAAAAATTTAAAAGCAAGCATTTATGATATAAACAATTGTAATGCAGTGAATATACCGTACTTAATAGTTGGATATCCACAAAAGGAATATATAACAATAGAGCCAAAATGACAAGAACAATATACTTACATGGAAAAATGGGAGAACTCTTTGGAGAGGTCTGGAATCTTAATGCAGCAACTGTAGCTGAGTGTATGAATGGCATAGATTGTCAAAGAGAAGGAAAATTAAAACAATATCTATTAGACTGTACAGAAAAAGGAATAATGTTTACAGTTCAAAAAGGAAAAGAATTTCTTGACTATGATAATCTGCAAATGAATTTAGGAGAAAATGACCTAATTATTACTCCGGTTCCTGCAGGTTCTGCAAATAAATTATTAAAAGTTATAGTGGGTTTTGTTCTTATGGTAGGAGCCGCCTATCTTATGATGACAGGTGCTTTTGCAGGTGTTGCTGGTTTTCTTAAATTTGCCGGATTAGTGGGAATGGGAATGGCAGGTTCAATGCTCCTAAACTCGGGAATGGCAGAATATATGGCACCCAAAAAACCGGGCGATCAAAATGATGCTTTTCTTTTTGACGGCCCAGTAAATACAGTAAAAGAAGGGCTTCCTGTACCTCTTGCTTATGGACAAATATTAGTCGGGGGAGCAACAATAAGTTTTGGTTTTACAGATAGAGAAGTATCTTCTGCCTCAGGCTTTACATTTTCTAGTTCAACTGGAGGAACTTATATTAACTATGGGGACTCTCCACCAAATTCTGGAGAACCTGCAAATAACGATGTTAGTGGGCCTCCTAATACAGATGTACAAAAAAATGTAACAGTTGATTGGAATTTAGGACACGGAGGGAAATAATGGCTTTAAAATTTGGATTTGATGGATTTGGCGGATTTGGGTCAAGCACATATAATAGCTATGCAGGAAAGACTTCTACAGAAAAACAAAGCGCAGTAGCAGTAGATGTTTTATCGGAGGGACCAATTCTTGGACTTGTAGATGGTGCGTCTTCTGTTTTACTAAATGGTGTTCCTATAATGGATCCTGTAACAAAATCTAGTTATAGTTCAAAAAGTTCAGGAAATGTAAGCTATGTAGCATCTACTAGAACTGTAACAGATAATAATAATACTTTATTTACAAATAAAACGACTACTAATGAAATACATACAATACATATAGAAGGAGCACTAGCCTCTGCATCTGGTTTAATTAATACAACAGCAGGTTCTGTAACAGTAACAGCAAACTCAGCTTTTTTCTTAGCTTCTCATATAAGTATTGGGGTATCCCCCCAAACCTTAACAATACCTGGAGCTGGTCCTTCAGGAGCCCCTTATAAGGGTCGCATTGTAGGTGTAACAAATAGTACAACTGCAATAGTATATCCTCCTGTGAGTACAACAGTATCCTCTGCTAATGCCACTATTGATTTAGCAGCTACACTTTCTTCAATTTCTGGTAATACTGCAGTCCTTACAGGCACAGGTACTTTAGGAATCAATGCATCAAATGTAAAAGCAACATTAGGAGCTCCTATAGTTAGTAGTGTAACTTCTGCAGATAAATGGAATTTCTCGGACGCAGGATTTGCATTTCGACCAGGTACAAGAGACCAATCGTTTTTAGCATTACCTGGAAATGTAGGAACAAATTCTTTAACAACAAATGTAAGTCAAACATTAAATACTACAGACTTTAATAATATTACCTCTGGCGGGTCTCCAATATTTCCTTCTGGATACGTAGCAAGTGGTGGATGGACAAGAATATCAGAACCAGATGCTGCTCGTTTAACTTTTACAAGTGATGCAATGGGCATTCCTTCGCCGGGAGAAGTAGATGCTATAAAAGTAACAATAAAGTTTCCGAATGGTCTTTTAGGACAGAAGCCAAAAGACGGACATGAAGAAGCTGGTTTTGCTGAATTACAAATTCTTTTTGAATATTCAATTACAGGAAATTTTGATGATACACAAACATATACAGCATTTGGACTCTCGGACGCACAATTAGCTGCTAGAACTCCTAAGGGAGGTTCAAGTGCAGATAGCTTTGGAGGTTATGCAGGTAAATTCTTTACAACAGGAACTGTTTCAAAGAAAACAAAAACTCCTTTTGTACAAACTTTTTCTTGGGATGTAACTCAATTCCAACCTTTTACAAAATACAGAATTAAAATAGCAAAAGTAAGTCCTACAAATGGATTTAATGAAAGAAGATATTGGTATAATGCTACACAAATACAGTCTATTCAAAATATAATTACAGACAAAACATCTTACCCTTATACAGCATATGGAGCTGTAGTATTTGGAGCAAAAGAATTTTCACAACCACCCAGAAGAAGTTATGAAATTAGGGGATTACAAGTAAAAGTTCCCACAAACTACTTCGCAAGACATGAACTAGGCGAAGGAACAGAGCCTTCTTATACACGAAAAGTTACAAATAACACTACAGTTTCAAATGAAAGCTCTTATCAAGATTGGGATGGAAACTTTCGAGGCGATATAAAAACTTTTACAAATCCTAATCATTCAAATTATTATAAAGTCTGGACAGATAATCCAGTATGGATTCTTTTAGATGTTCTAACAAATGATAGATATGGTCTTGGCAAATTCGTTGATCCTTTAGATGATTTTGCTTACATAGATAAATATCAACTTTTTCAAATTGCAAAATATTGTGACGAACTTGTACCTGATGGACAAGGAGGACTCGAACCTAGATTTACTGCAAATTTATACTTATCAAAGGTAGAAGAAGCTGGAAAAGTAATTTCAGAATTATTAAGTGTTTTTAGAGGATTATTAATTTGGTTTAATGGTAAGTTTACTCCTGCGTACAATGCATATAAAAGTCCTGTATACACTTTTACAAAAGGAAATGTAGTAGGAGGAGAATTTTTTTATCAGTCAACAGCTACAAGATTTCGTTCAAATCAAATAAGAGTTACATGGGTTAATCCAGCAGATAACTACCAACAAGCAGTAGAAATTGTAGAAGATACTCAAAATATATTAGAAACCTCAAAAATAATATCTAAAGATGTAGTAGCTACAGGGTGTACAAGTCAAGGACAAGCACACAGACTTGGAAAATGGCATATACTTACAGAAAAATTAGAAAAAGAAGTAGTTACTTTTTCCACAGGACTAAATGCAGTCGCACTGAAACCCGGGGAAGTAATCGAAATTCAAGATGCAGACCTTACTAATACAGAGCATTCAGGAAGAGTCTCTAGCACAGGAACAAGAAGCACAACAGTAATCCCCCTCGATAGAAGTGTTACTTTAGATACCTCTACCAAAAGTTATACTTTAAATTTAATATTTCCCAAAGGTGGTGCGTATTTATCTCAAGAAAGAGCAACCATAAACTCTACTAATTATGTTCTAGGAGATTTAGTATTAGTAGACGAAGAAGGGGCATCTATAGATACTTTTACAAAAGCATCAAATGTAAAAGATGATTCTGGAGATTTAGTAATACTTCATTGGTCAGAATCTGTAAGAGTAGAGAGCAAACCTGTCAGTTCGACTACAGGTACATTATCCTCTTTAACAGTATCCTCTGGTTTTTCCGAAACACCAAATGCCGAAGTCATTTGGTCATTAACATCTACCCTAGATGCTACAGGAGCAGAAGAACTCGATATTGCTCCTAAAGAGTACGTAATTGTAAAAACAGAAGAAAAAGACAAAAACATTATTGTTATAACTGCAGCTGAATATCATGATAAAAAGTTTGAACTTATTGATAGAGGATACGTAACAGAAATTGTGCCTGCACATCAAAAGCCTCCTTTAAGAACAGAAACTGTACCTAGTGTAGACGCTTTAACAGCCTCTATTTCTTTAAATAGTATTGAAACTTCAGATGACTCTGCAACAGATATTCGAGCAGATTTACTAATAAGTTGGCAACCTCCTTTGCAAATAAAACAGAGTACAGAATCAACTATATCAGGAACAGTCAGTAATAGTACTTCCGTAACTTTAAGTTCAGCAAACTCAGCTATAGAAGTAGGTATGCGCGTTAGAAATTCTGGTATTTCAGGTTTGGTAACAGTCAGCGCAATAGATGGAACAGCCTTAACTCTTAGTAGCGCTGTATCATTATCAAGCGGAACTACTTTAACATTCAAAAATGAAGTACCAGATGTAAATATTATAGGATATCAAGTAAAAGTTCAAGGACCAACTTCGGAATTTGACACAGATTGGGAAGTAAGAGATAAAGGATATTATAAATTTGTAGATGCAGAAAGTACTACAGCGTCTATAAAGGGTGTAGTTTCAGGAACTTATCATATACATGTAAGAGCAGTAAATACTATTCAAAATATTTCTGCACCTTCAACGGTACGAATTAATTATGCACCAAATAAATATTCAGTCCCTACAGGAGAAAATAAACTATTAGGAATAGATAGAGGGGGTAATCTAAATAAAGCATTAAGTATAAATGCTACTTCAGGTTTAGCAGAATTATCAAGTAATCTTTATACTTTTACACATACAAATGGAACAGTATTTATAAATTCTTCATCTAACATAGATACTTATAAACAGTCTTTTTCTGGTATGGGAGCAAGTGCTGAAGCCTATCTACTATATGATCACGGAGCTGCAGATACTTTTAAGGCAGTTCAAGAATTTGAAGACACTACAGCAACTGATATTGATGGTAATAAGCTAAATGTGGATTACTGGGTTGAAGTAGGTGCTTCGAATAATGGATTAACAACGCAGTCTGGTACAGTAACTTTAAGTGATTCTTCTTCAACAGTTACAGGATCAAGTACTTCATTTACAACAGAATTTAATGAAGGTGATTTTGTCATTATTTCTTCAGGTGCTACTGCTTTTTATGCAAATATTAATTTTATAGAAAGTAATACCTCTATGGAATTGGACAAAGTACCAACACGGAATTATAGTGGAGCAACTATAAAGAAATTAAGTTTTGTTCCAGATTTTTCAAGTGATCAAATTATTGCAAAAGTTGCAACAGATAGTAGTACTAATTACTCTTATGAGGTAATCTACGCCGTCACATCAGGTATTGTAGGAGCAGACGGTGCAGACGGAGCAGCAGGGGATGATGCAAGAGCAGTAAATTTAACGATTGCAGACCAAACTTTTGAATATGACACAAATGGAGCAAATCCAAGCCCTTCTTCTGCTACAGCTACTGCAACAGCTCTTAATACAAGTGGAACTGTATATTATGAGTTCTTTAAAAATGATGTAAGTGTTCAAAATACTACATCAAATACGTACTCTTATTCAGCACCT